CTGCCGAAACAGGTCTGGATTTACAAGGAATTAATACAGAAATTATTTTGTATAATAATTCATCTAAAATTAGACATCAGCAAGTTATAGGTAGAGCTATACGCTTTGAACCTGGTAAAACAGCAGAAATTTTTACATTAGTGATTCGCGGCACTCAAGAGTGAAATTGGTTTCAAAACTCAGCAACAACTAATTATACAGTAATTACCGAACAACAACTCGATCAAGTTTTGGCAGGTAAAGAAATAGAAACAAGAGAAAGATTTAATATAGAACATAAAAAATACAGATTTTAAATTCCTACAGCACGGCTTATAAATAAGTCCAAAGTAAGTAGTTAAATGATTAACTTTTAATCATTTAATATGGAATTAAATACAATTTTAAATTTGATGATTAGTTATAATCTCACAGAAAGTGAGCTTATGCTAATTTACCTAACTTTTCTTGCTCAGGACGAGCAGGGATCTCATGCTGAATATCTTGTTAAATGGCTTTCAAATGGTGGTCAAGAAAGACTTCGTCCACTTTTTGAATCATTAAAGGAAAAAGGTATTATTAAAAAGAATTATAATCCAAGTAGTTATATTCCTGATGAAATTGAATTTAATAAAAACTTTTTAAAAAGTTGATCTAAAAATACTGGAGAAATGGGTCAAGAACTTTTTGATGCATATCCTCCATTTTTAAATACAGCTAATAAGTTATATCCATTAAAGAATATAGCTAAAAAGTTTAACTCGTTAGAGGAATTTTACTTTCATTATTCCGTTTCAATTAAACATAGTGCGGAAACACATAAAGAAGTTATGGAATTATTGGAATGGGGTAAAGAAAATGGACATATTAATTATTCCATTTTAGAATTTGTAATATCACGTAAGTGATTAGAACTCAAAGAATTAAGAGATAATGGAATTGAGGGACAATCAATAACAACTGATAGTATTTACTTGGATGAATAATGTAGATTTACTTTTTGATAAAATTGATAGTGGTAGATCTGGTAAAAATATTGGTCTTAGAACTGGTATTGATAAATTAGATGAATATACCGGAGGAATTCAACGAGGGATTTATACTCTCGTGTTTGGATTATCGGGGGCTGGTAAAACAGCTGTCGTACTTTATATGATTTATAGAACTCTAAAAGATAATCCAGAAAAAGATATTAGATATATTTATTTTAGTTTGGAGCTTTCTAGTGAACTACTTCTTGCTAAATTAATGTGTCTGTATATGTATGAAGAATTTGGAGTAGTTATCCCATATACAGATTTAATGTCTTGACAAGAAGTACTTTCAGATGAAAAATACGAATATGTAAAACAGAGTAAAGCATGACTCGAATCTATTTCTGAAAAATTACTCATTTATGATAAAAATCTTAACGCTAAAAGTTTTTATAGAACGGTTATGGGTTTGTTAGAAGAATGAGGAACTTTTGAAGAAACAGAAGATGGTCGTAGAAAAGTTTACATAAAAAATAATCCAGAACAGTATGTGATTTCAGTAATAGATCATATTGGATTGTGTTTACCAGACGCTGGAAGTACTAAAAAACAAGAAATTGACTTAATATCTCAATACGCAGTAACTCTTAGAGAACGTTGTCAAGTATCCTTTTTTGTTTTACAGCAGGAAAATAGAAACTCTGCTAATATGGATAGAAGAAAAATGGATATGACTGAATGTTCCGCAGAAGATTTGAAGGAGAGCGGTAACTGCCTGAATGACTGTGAGTTATGTATTGGTGTATATTATCCATTAAAACATAAACTTAAAACACATAGAGGATATCCTATTATATGTGATTCAAGTGCAGATTTTAAGGGATTGCGCGATCGATATCGTTCATTGGTGATCGTAAAATCGAGACTAGGAGTTTCAGATCGTTTAATTCCAGTTAATTTCTTTGGTGAAATTGGTTATTATAAACCACTTCCAAAGCCAGATACTATTACAGATTGGAAACCATATCTTTCTTTAGAAACAAGAAATTCAGAAACAGAAGAAACTCTAGAGAACAAATCTCAGGAGTTAACAAATTGAAATTTTAAATTTTAAATTTTAAATGAGTAATCTTATTGCAATTGTGGGCGAATCGGGCTCAGGAAAATCGACAAGTATTAGAACATTGAATTCAGGAGAGACTTTCATTATCAATGTAGCATCAAAACCACTTCCTTTTAAGGGTTGGCGATCTAAGTATAGTACTTGGAACAAAGAAAATCCAAATGGTAATTTTGTAAACACATCTGAAGTTGATCAGATTTATAAAATTCTTGCATATGTAAACACAAAACGTCCCGAAATTAAGAATGTTGTTATCGAGGATGCACAGTATTTAATGAGCTTTGAAGCAATGGACAGAGCAAAGGAAAAAGGTTTTGAAAAATTTACTGATATTGCTCAAAAATTCTATATGATTCTAAAAACAAGTATTCAGATGCGCGATGACATGAATGTTTTCGTACTTTGCCATTCCGAAAATGGAGGTAGTGTTGATGAACCTAAATTCAAAATTAAGACCATTGGAAAGATGATTGATAATACTATTACTGTAGAAGGTTTGTTTACATATGTGTTCTTTACTAATGTAGAAAAAACTTCTGATAATAAGATTGAGTATTCGTTTATCACTCATTCTGATGGAACTAACACTGCAAAAACTCCAATAGATTGTTTTGAAGAAGATCTTATTCCTAATGATCTACAATATGTTGTAGATAAGATTAATGAATATAATAACTAATGTTTACAATCTCATTTGATTTTGATGAAACTACTAAAAAGGTACAAAATCTAAAAGTAGTTTCTCTTGAGTCTGGATTACCAACAATTCAGGTTCTTGAAAATAAATTACAATTATCTCCCGCAGCTATAGAATTAATCGGCGCGAAATCTGGAGATAGATTATCAATCAATTACTGGACAGTAAATAATGAGGAAACTTTTCCAGTAATTGGTAAATCCGAAATCTTTACAGATGAAGATTCCGGTACAAAATTAACCAAGTCAAGAACAATGTCTTATAGAGGACAACAAATGAATGTTCTGAAAATGTATGGAGATAATTTTACAGTAGAATCTTTTAAAGAAGGTATGTTTAAATTAACCCCAATAAAAGAAGAATCTCTTGATTCAGAGTTAATTGACTTGGAAAATACAGAAAATATTACGTTTAATGATTTTAATGAAGAATAATTATGAATTTTAATTTTGGTGCAACTAAGGGTGCTAGTGAGGCTCCTAAAACTCTCACTACTGGTATTCACAACGCAAAATTTGTAGGTATTAAGAAGAATACTATTACTACCAAGAATGGTGATAATCTTGATACGATGGAGGTTACTTTTGATATAGAGGGTTATGGCACCTATAGCCAAAATTTCTTCGCACCAAGAGATGATAAGAGAACAGAGGGTCAGTTTGGACCTAATCCTTCTCCAATGGAGCATTTCTTGGTAATAGTTCGTCAAATTCTTGATGCGCTTGATCCTCAGTTTGGTAAGGATATTGATGCTGGCAATTCTCCAATTAAGGGTAATAGTTTTAGCCAAGTAGTAAAGTCACTTTCGGATATTACAGCATCGTATGCAGATAAGCAGGTGCAGATTAAGCTTCTTCCACAAAGTAATGGTTATGCTTCTATGCCAACATTCCCAGCACGTATTAGAATGCGTCGAGATGGAACAGAGATTGGATTGGGTTATTCAACAACTATTATTGCTGAAAAGGATCTAACACTTGATCCAAAGGAAGTAGCTAAGATTGAGGCCGCTAAGAATGCAAAACCAACTAATATGGCTGCTAAGGAGAAGAAAAATCTTCTTGAAGATATGGCGGCTGAGTTGAATGATGACGATGACAATGATTCTGATTTACCCTTTTAATAACTAATGGAATTTAAATTACAACCATTGAATATAACAAAACAGTTTATTTTAGATAAGATTCCCGAGGAAAGAATAATGGAATTCTACCTCGGGATTCCTATTAAAAAAGGATTGTTTAGAAGTCCATTGAGACGAGATTCCACACCAACAATTTCATTTTACAGAAATAAATCTGGAACATTGGTGATGCATGATTTTAATGGATCGTTTCATGGAGACGTATTTGCTGTTGTAATGTATAAATTTAATTGTTCTTTTGGAGAAGCGTTAAGAATTATCGCAAATGATTTTGATTTAATTCCTCAACCAGATCTAAAAAAGAACAAACCAAAACTTGAATATGATGGTGCTGTCATGGATGAACAATCTAAAACAGCAGTTATTCAAGTTGAAATTAGACCCTTTCAACAGTATGAATTGGATTGATGGGCTAAGTTTGGGATTAGTGAGAAAACATTAAAAAAATACAATGTGTTTTCTTGTAAAAATGTTTGGTTAAATGGTAACATATTTCACCTTGAAAAAGAAAATCAATTAGTTTTCGGATATTATGGTGGAATAAAGGATGGTATTGAACTCTGACGTGTGTACATGCCGAGAAGATTCTCCCGCAAATACCGTTTTGTTGCAAATTGACCTGCATCTAAAATACAAGGTGCAAAACAGTTAGATATAAAAAATACGGACTTGTTGGTCATACAGAAGTCATTAAAGGACACTATGTTGATGCATGAGTATGGAATCCCTTCTATTGCCCCAAATAGTGAAAATACTCCATTATCAGATAAAGTTTTAGATAAATTAGAGTCTAAATATAAGATTGTAGCTTACGTTGGCGATAATGATGAACCGGGTCTTGCCGCAATTGAAAGACTCAAAGAAAGAAGACCAGAAATCATTTGTTATTCATTATCAGAATCTACTGGATGTAAAGATTTTACAGACTTTAGAAAAAAACATGGTAAAAAAGCTACAGATAAATTGATAGAGGAGTTTAAAGATTATGTAAATGG